CGTCGCGCCCGACGTGTCGAGGACGAACCCGCCCACCGTGCCGGCCGCGGGAGTCGGGGCGGAAGCCGTGTTCTCCAGCCGCCAGTTGATGAGCGGGTGGCTGCCGTCGGTCGCCGTCAGGTTCGTGTGCAGGTAGGAGCCGACCTCCTGCCATCCGTCGCCCCCGCCGTCGGGGTCGTTGTAGATGTTCAGGATGTCGTATCCCGAGGACGAGCCGCCCGTGTACTCGTGCAATTGCCCCTCGACGGGCGTGCCGGGCGCCGAGGCTCCCGAGAACGACGAGCGCAGGGTGTCGGTGCGCGTGTCGAGGTTGTCGAACGTGGCAGCCCCGGTGTCGGTGCTGGTGTCGATGGTCGGGTAGGTCTGTCCCATGGTGCGTTGTCCTCGTTAGCTGACCGTGTAGGAGCCGACCCAGTTGACGATGTCCCAGACGGTATCCTCGTAGCACTCGACCTCGACGCTTTCGGCCTCGTCGTCGAGAGTGATGGTCGTCTGTCCTGTCAGCGTTCCGGAGTTGATGGTGTCCGATCCGTTCCGGATGATGGTCATCAGGTGCGTCGCCGTCGGCTGGTTGTCATATCGGCAGATGAAGAAGTAGTGGAGCCCGCGCTTTGCCGCGGGGAGCGTGAACTGCACCGACCCGGCAGAGCCCTCGTTCGTGTAGACGCAGCCGTTCTCATAGGCGAGGACCGAGTAGTTCGACGTCTTGTCCAGTCGCCGACCTGCCTGCGGGAAGCGGACATGGCGCGTGATGAACCAGTTGTCTGTGAGAAACTGTAGCGTGATCGACTCGCCGTAACCATAGAGCGCATAACTGGATACGTCGGAGATCGTCTCCGCGCCGTCGGGCGTCAGTGTGAGCGTGTTCGCCGCGTCGGACTTGATGAAGACGAACTCCTGCCCGTCCGTTCCGGCTGGGAGCGTGAAGGCGAAGCCACCGCCGGACGTGTCCCCGACGAGCGTGTAGTCCGTCGCGGTGACGGTGTAGTTCCCCGTCTTGCTGACGATGCTCGTCCGGCGTCCGCTATAGGTGCTGCTGGCCACTCAGACCCCCAAGGCCGTGACGTGAACGGTGGCGCTCGAACGCTCCGTCCCGCCAGAGTCATAGACACGGATCGTGCAGTTCGTCGTCGTCGGCGTCTCGACCGTCGCGAACAGGGGCTCCGTCGACGTGATGACCGTCGCCGTGACCTTCGGTGCCGACGTGAAGGTCGTATTCCACGTCACGTTCGTCCCGCCGGTCCCGGTCACGCTCACCGACGCCTCGTCCTTCCGGTTCTCCCGCTTGCGCTTCCATGTGAAGCCGAGAAGCCGGAAGATCGGCCACCAGTAGCCCGTCATCGTGATCTTGAGCCGCACGCCACGGAACGAGTACCGCGCCGCCGGGTTCCAGAGTCGATAGCCGTCCCATGTCGGAGTGCCCGCCGGGTCGTCCGGTGTCGTGTCGATCTCGACCTTGTAGGTGACGCCATCGACCAGCGTCTCGTCCGCCGTGATACGCGAGAGGGGGACGACGTAGCCCGCCGGCTTCGCGATGCCCGCCACGATGCGGGGACGGACCACCCCGTACCACTGGTTCGCCGGGACCGTCGGGGACGTGAAGCCCGGCGTGATCTTGACGTCCAGCTTCTCCACGACGACCGACCCGGCGTCCTTTGCCGGAGTGACGTAAGTGCCGGACGGGATATGAGATAGGTGTGGCGTCCAAGTGTAGGTGTCGGCGACGTCCGTCCATGCCGAGGCCGTCGCGGGCACCGCCTTCAGTTGCAGGTAGCCGCCCGACACCTCGACGTTCGTCTTCGTCCCGGTGAAGCCGGCGGACTGCTCGTCGTAGGTTGCCTGGATCGGGTGGTATTGCTCGTCGCTGATCGTGACGTTCGCGTCATCGGGGGTGCCGCTGTACTTCCCCGCCGTGTTCCGCGCCGCGATGAAGTAGGTCGTCTGCCCGCTGAAGCGCCATCCAAAGCGCGCCGACGCGGAGCTCGCCGGGACGCGGTCGATGAGGACCGATGTCGCCCATGTACCGCCCTGCCGGATCTCGTAGTAGTCGATGTCGGTCTCGCTGACCTGCGTCCACGCCGCCTCGATGAAGGCGCCGGACTGCGCGACGGCGAAGTCGGTGATGCTGCTCGGGGCGCTGACGGCGGTGACGTCCGACGGGCGATACTCGGCGACGGACCAGTCGTCCTCGTTCGCCTCGATGCCGCCGACGACGGGGGCGATGCCGATCTCCCAGGTGTCTGCGGCGTCCGCGACGTCCAGCGTGTAGCGCGTGCCGCGCGTCGAGCCTCCGACCGTCCACTGTCCCGGGAACGCCTTCTTGCGCCGGTAGAGGACGACGTACTCCGAAGCCAGCGTTTCCGCTTCGGGGGTCCACTCGATTTCGAGGGTCGGCATCAGGCAACCCTCCGGATCTTGACGGGCATCTTCTTCCGCCGCGTCGTTCGCGCGATGGTGCCCGTCGTGGGCGTGTTGTCGGCCGCAGAGCCGGGGATCGCCTGCCGGGGGACCACCACCACGGGCGGGGGCGTGTTCGTGGGGCTGGAGGTCACAGGGACGGTCTGGCGGGCGTCCTGCTGCCCGTAGACCTGCGGGTCATAGGGGATGCCCTGCACCCGCACGAAGAAGTCCTTCGTCGAGAACTCGACGCGCACGATCCGGAGATAGGCGTCCAGCCCCATGCGGGTCGAGCGGAAGCGGATGACGTCGCCCGCCTCGAAGGCGAGGGCGTTGGGGGCGACGGCGAACTCCATCGGCATCCCGCCGTTGTTCGCCTGCTTGTAGACGGCGTTCGTCGTCCGGACCGCCTCGCTGCGGCGGGTGATCCCGAAGAGCTCGATCCGCTGCACCCGGCGCTGGTCGGTCGGGACCTCCGGGGACTTCCACACCTCCCGGAACTCCCAATCGTCGGACTCGTCGATGAACCGGGCCTGGATCTCGTTCGGGATGGCGGCGTAGGAGTCGTGTCGGGCCTTCGCGCTGTCCTTCGCCACCCGGCAGGACGTCCCATCCTCCCAGACCGTCGTGACGGCGGAGAGGTCGACGGCATCGTCGATGATGAAGCGCCAGACGTTGCCCTGGAGGACCGGCAGGACCCGCCCGGGGCGCAGGATGTCCATGACCCACTGAAGCGTCGACTTCCGGGTGTCGAGGATGAGGTCGAGCCTGGACCGGACCTCGGTCCCGCCTCCCTCCAACGTTACGTCCTCGTCCAGCCACGACGCTGCGTTCTGGGCGGACGTCAGGTCGATGCTGCTCGCCTTCGTGTAGAAGTCGCCGGCGCCGTACCGCTTGTGCGTCAGCAGGTCCACCGCCGCCCAGACACGGTTCCCCTGGTTGTCGGCATCCGCCGTCCACGACGTCCCATCGTAGGACTGGACGGCGTTCAGGCCCCGGACGGAGCAGGTCACGTTTGGCGCCGATCCCTGGAGCTTCTCCGACGCGACGGCGTGGAAGCCGAGCATCGCAACGCCCGGATAGGACAGCCACTCGTCGATGACCTCGTCGAGCGTCGACCAATAGACGTTGTCGCTGAACAGGGCGTTGGTGTTCGCCTTGACGGTGTTCGTGCGCTTCAGTCGGACGGTGTACTTCGCCCGGACGAAGTCGCTCCGCATCGTCTGTGCGGACTTGTTGTTCGGGTGGTCGGCGGCGAACTTGTCAAGCAGTCCGCGGATGGAGAACGACCAGAACAGTTGCGCGATGCTGTCGCCGTGGACGGCGAACTCCGTAGCCGCCTTGCTGCCCTTCTTGCCCGCCGGGTCGGGGATCTGCTGGTAGGTGTCGAAGACGTTCGTCCCCGTTGCCGTCTGCCGCTTGACCTCGATGCGGAACTGAGCAGAGACCGGGTCCCGCTTGCCCTCGTCATCGTAGGACGTGAAGCCGCCCGGCCCGCTCGCGAGGTTGATGATGACGTTGTCGACCTCGTTCTCGGTGTCGACCGTGATCTCGGTGTCCGTGATCTCGACGCCCTTGCCGATGGACGAGCGGATGGACTCGAAGCCCGGGATCGGCAGTTGGTGCTCGGCCCCGTTGCGCCAGTCGATCGCGAGCCCCGGGAACAGGCGACGCATGAAGTTCGCCTTGATCTTGACGCCCGACGCGGGGGCCGTGGCGAAGACCAGCTCGACCTCGTCGGTGTTCCGCTTGTAGCGCGCGGTCACGCCCGTCATGGTGCGGACGTAGTAGGTGACGTCGACCCGCGGGGCGTTGACGTACTCCTTCTGCATGTTGCAGCGCATCTGCGTGGGCGACGTCATCCAGATGTGCGGGCGAACGGACGTCTGGTCGGACGTGTCGAGCGCGACTCCGTTGATGCTGATCGCCAGTTCGCGCTCCGCCGCGATCTCGTCCGTCGTGTCGATGGACGTGCGGAAGACGCTTCCCCGCGCCGAGTTGGCGCGGAAGGACCATGTCCGGGACGTGACGTTCCAGCCGAGAAGCGTCGAGTCCGAGTAGAGTTCCAGCGTGTCGAGCAGGATGCGCTTGGCCGGGAACGTGAAGACCTTTCGCGAACCGTTGCCCGTCCCGACGGTGCGCTCCACCTTCTCGACCACGGGCTCGTCGTTCAGGCGGATGTCCTCGATGAAGTCGACGGGTCCCTCGCAGATGGCGAGCAGCCCGGAGATGCCCTGCCCGCGGGCCTTGAGGACCTTCGTGAAGTCGTCGTCCTGATGCCCGGCCGGCGTGACGTAGGCTTGGATGTAGATAGGGGCGATCTTGTGCCCGAGGCTGGAGCCCGTGTAGACGACCGGGAGGACGGCGTCGCCCTTGACGCGGTTGTCCCATTGACCGAAGCCGTAGGTCGGCGAAACGCTGTCGAAATTCGACTCGGTCTCCGGCGGCTTGAACAGCGCGGACGTGATGAGTTCGACGCCCGCGACCACGGCGAACGTGGCGAAGGCGGCTGGAGGACCACCCACGAAGAAGGCGACGGTCGCCGCGAACAGCGCCGGGATGAGCTTCAGCGGGTTCTTGTAGAAGTAGGCAGGATCGAAGCCGCCGCCGACGCTAGCCACGGGCCACCACCGATCGGTTGACGTACCCGTAGAAGCCGCCGTAAGGCTTGGTCTGCACCCACGTCTCGCTGTTGACCGTGATGTCGGGGAAGTGGACCTTGCACCCCATCGGCCCGTTGTAGGTCTTGTCGCACGTCGTCAGCGCCCCGCGGTAGGAGCAGGCGCCGCGCTTGTAGTCGTGCTGGCAGCCCGCCTCCTGCGTCATGCGCCGAGGGACCTCGGTGCCGCGCGTCGCGTCGGCGCTCGTCAGGTCGATGATGATGTCGCCCGTCGAGAGCGCATCGGCGTTGACGGTGTAGGTCGTCGACCACCCGCTCGCCGTCCACGACCCGCCCGACAGGTAGAGCAGGATGACCGTCGCCGTGTCGCCGCGGAACGAGTCGGCGACGACCGAGGAGTGCGAACCGAAGTCCGGGCGGACGATGGTCAGCGTCGACTGCGGGACCGATCCCAGCATGTTCTCGCCGATGTTGTCCCCGATGATCCCGTCCTTCCCGAGCCCGGTGTAGGTCGTGCTGCCGACCGTGATGTCCTTCGCGGTGTTCGCCACGTTCAGCCCGAGCGTCGAGAACGACACGGCGACCTTGAGCCCGTCGATGCCGAGGGCCGCGAGGATCGTTGCCGCGCCGGAGACGATGGACCTAGCCATTCAGGTGCGCCCCCGGGTACTGCTCGACGAGCCGGACGCTGATGTCATGGCGGATCGTCGCCGAGGTCGAGCCGCCTGCGCGCAGCTCCGGGACCATGTCGTCGTCGGCGAACCAAACGGGAAAGTAGAAGTTGTACGTCGCCGTGATCGCATGACCGGCGGTGGGCGGTGAGTTGAAGGTGATCGTCGGGTTCGAGTTGTTCCCGCTGAAGGTGTAGTCGGTGCCCCCGCCGGTCTGCGTTACTCCGTTGACCTTGACCACGAGCGTCGTGGAGTCGAGGTACTTCTTGTCGAGCGTGTAGGCGGTCGTCGTGCCGTCCCCGGTCCCGACCGCTTCCGCCGTCACGGTCTTCAGGTTCGTGCGGTGCGCTTGGAACAGGAACGTGTCCGATCCGAGATGCGTCTGCACGAAGTCGTCCCAATCGTCGATGGTCTGCCCGCCCCGCGGAAGGGAGACGCGCATCCGCACCATGTAGATCCACCCGGGGCTGCCGAACTCGTCGCGCCGGGAGACAAGCCCGCCGTTGAGGTCGCGCCCGAACGTGGAGGGCACGCGGCGCTCGGCGTAGGGGCGGGATGGCGTGAACGGGAAGACGGTGGTGCTCACTAGCGGCCTCCCGTAGCGGCCGGCGCCACGTCAGAGCCTCCGCCGGTCGCCCCGAATGCCGCGGAGAAGGCGGACGCGATGCCCTGCTTGATGCCGGTTCCCTCAAGCGCGCCCTGGATGAGCGTCTCCAGCAGCGACTCGGCGGCGGACAGGCCGATGGCGCGGCCCGCGGCGCTGTAGTCCTGCGTC